ATTATAGAACATCATATAAGGACTGTCTGTTGTTTTTGGATATTGCTGAACTGGTCTTTCCTTATCAAAGAATTCAGGGTATCCATAAAACTCAGCAATTGCCTTTGCTTTTTCTGTTTCAATTATGGTTGCAGTCACACTTTGAGTTCGATCTTTGGTTATTTGGTCATTTTCAACTATAGTATCATTACGAATAAGTGAACCAAAATTCTCTCTACTTGCATTATAACCATATCTACTATTTGATGATTCCGTGTATATGTCTAAGTGTCGTTTGATTGCATCACTTTGTGCAGTTCTGTTGTTGTAGTTATTCGACGCAACACCAGCAACCAAACTGCCAACTTGATTGTTGTGTATTTGATTTATTTCAGGATGATCGTTTTCAAATTTAAACAAATCTGGATTTTGTTGCATTATCTCAATTTGTCTATCATTTAAATTTGGAAATTGTTTTCTTATGTCTTCACTTGAGGATGCTGAATTAACTGTAGGTGATGCTATTGGTGAACTTACAGTTGTTTTTTTGTCATAACCAGAAGAAGTTGGAGCAGCAGAGATAAAATTACTTGAGATATTTCCTTCTTGATAATTTCCTATGTAATTTTTTTTTACTTCTGTTGGGTTTGATGTTGTATTTAATATTCCTTCAACTGCTCGTTCAACTTCTCGCTGAATGACATTTTGTGTTATATTAACATTTACATTCAAATTGTTAGATGATTCTGGATTAGCAACATCAGAAGATTCTGTGCTTTTATTTGTGTTTGGCTGTATCATATCTGCTCTATTATTTGTTTCTGGTATGAAACTTAACATAGAATCAGAGAATAAACCTTTAAGTGCTTCTTCTGTTTGTTGTTTTTTGTCTTCCATTTTACCTTCTCATTCTGCTTTGGCGACTGACTTCTTCTTGATTTCTTTCTAGTTCTTGCTTCTCAATATACTGCCCTAGTCGGTCTACATAAAGATCTCTTTCCCAAGGAATCATTTCGTTTATTTCTGTCAAGCTTAGTTTGTGTATATACATCAAACTAAAATTTAACTCATATAACGAAAAGAGATTTATGTAGCTAAGGCTTAGCGAAAAAAATCACGAATCCCCTTGAATGTTATCTTTCGTTGTGTACCATCAGATGTTATATAAGGAACACTGTGTTCTATCTTTGGAATTTTTACAAAAAAGTTCAATATAAGTTGATACTGTTGTTTTGTTAGACTGTCTATGAATTCCTTCAAAGTCTGTTTATTTAAATCTGTGATGAGTTCTGTTTTGGTCTGAACAGATTCAATTGAACTTAACACCATGTCAAATAAATCAATATTGCCGTCATTGTTTTGAACAGCATTCTCAATCAAATATTCAAAGGATGGGTATTTCATATTGACAATCAATTCATCTGATATTTTAATATTTTTATTGTTCTCTTCGACTTTAACTTCTATATGTGGAATGAATACATCCACTTTAATTTTTTCTTTTGTTTCTGGACAGACAAAAGACACATTAATAACTTCCGACACTGATTTTTCTCTTATCTTAAGAAACATATACTCAACATCAAAAATTGGCAGTTTCTTTGAGTTAATTTTAATTGCATTATCAGAAAAACAATTATCAATTATATCAGTTATTGTTACTAAAAAATCTGAATAATTTCCTGTGTCCTTTGCTACCAAAAGTGCTTTTTCTTCTTTCACTGTAAATGGTCTATATGACAAGTTTTTTCCAGTTGACGGTTGTTTTGCTATGTACTTTGGATAAGAACTTTTCAAAGTCGCTATAATATCATTCATACTTTACCTCATTAATAAGTTATCAAATTTGCAAATTTAAAGAATACTTTAAAGGGAGAATACCCAGTCTCTACTGATGTTAAATTCACTTGTGCTATTTGCGAAACATAAGCTTCCTCAAACATAATGGTTGATCTTGCTACAGGAGTATCATATTGTTCATTTAGTAGTTGTATGGTGAGTGTATCGTAATAGATTTCATCCATATAATTTGTTGCACCACCACTACCTTTTACAAATCCTTCAACATTGTTTGTGACTGGATCTGTAACGGATGTTAAAAATTCCGTGATTACACCGCCAGCAGCGACAAATGGATCGCCTGCAGCACTCGTAGGTGGTCCAACTTGCTCTACAGCTGAAGGAGAAACGCCATTTTGAGCAGCAAACTCCGTTAAATCTTGACCTTGACCTTGTTGACTACTACTAGTATTGTTTCCTCCTCGTACTGATGTAATCAATCCACTCCACCAACTTATCATGTTTTTATAATTTGAGTTGCCAACTATAAATGTGACTTCTACATCAGTAAATGTTTTTCTGAATGGAATTTTTCTTTGAATGCTCCAAATTGAATGGTCTATAAAATCATAACCTAAACCTGGTAATGTTATATTATATGGATATAGCAAATCACCTGAGATTGGTGGATAAAGCATAGCGTACCTGTTGGTTTGTTGAATACCTTGACCTAGAATGTTTGCTCTTGCTTGTGTAATTGATCCTGGGATCGGAAGTTTCATTTAAATAGTTCCTTTTCTGTTAGTATCACAAATTCCCAATTATTATCTTCACACAATTTTTTTGCCGCTTTCCACTTAGCAGTATTTATAGAATAAGTTAGGGTTTCTTGCAACATTCCTCTTTTTGACTTTTTTTGTTTTGGTGGTTGTGTTTGTTTATATGGTTTTATTTCCACTACTATGGTTTTTACCTTTCCATCTTTTCCTTTTTTCTCTACTATAAAATCTGGGTGGTAGATGTGTACATCATTATCTTTGGGGGACAGGTATGGTATTTTTAAAGTTTCAAACGACCAACGTAAAACATTTATGTTTTCATCTAAATACTTACAAAATTTTCTCTCCCATAGAGATCTACAAACTATTTTTGTAGAATCGCCTATATATTTAATAGGATTTTTAGGTAAAAATTTAGTTTTGTAGGGCATACAAAATATTTATAAGGAAAACACCATATGGGTTTTTTTGAAACAGGAGTACCAAATTTTACTGGTCTTTTAGAAGGAACTGACACTTTGATCTTTCCTGCTGAAAGCAGCATTCAAAAAGAAATACCTCTTTATTTAAGATTAGTATGCACTGAATATTCTATGAATGGAATAGCAAGATCTGGAATAAAATCAATAGGTGCTCAAAAGGCAAATATTTATGTTCCTGTTCCATCCAAACTTGTAACTCAAACAGCAATGAGATATAAACAAGAGGCAAATGAAGAATATATGAATCTTGCTCAACAAAAAGAATTTGAAAAGAATTTTCCAGTAAAGGTTGAAGGATTCATGACAGGATTAATGAATCCCCTAACAAGAGTTCTTCCTCCACAAGTTGCAGGAGCTGCAGGAGATTTAGGTAGAAATTTGGCAAGATCATTCAGTTCAATGATTGATACAGATTTTACTGAAACTATACTTCAATCTGGTTCAAAACGAAGTTTTACTATTTCTTTATACATGCCATGTTTAAATCAAGCTGACTCTTTAGCAGCTGCTAAAATTACAAGAGCATTTGAAGCTCTTGCATTACCATCAATGATTGGAGCTGGAGTTTCTGCTGTTGGTGGTGTTCAAATGCATTTTCACCCCCCGATGTGGTTTTTTGGAATAGGATCATTAAAATCAGTCAGATCTGATATTGATTGGACAAGTCAACCGCAAGCGTCAGTTTTAACAAATGTCGCTGTTTCAAGAACAGCGATTGATGCTTCTTCATTTACTGCTCTTGACGGAAATATTAAACCAGCAGCATACAGCGTCACTTTAAATTTTCAAGAAATTGAGACTGCGTTTAGAATTCCAACTCCAGGACAAGCAACCTCATTTGGTATTAAAAATAGATCTGGTGCTGTATCTACTAGTGCAGGAGCAGCATTAGGACTTATAAGCGCACTTGGGTAAGAAAAGGAAATAAATGTATTTTAATAAATTTTCAACTATAGAATATACAATAGGAAGTAGAAATTATCAATTATTGGATATTTTTACAAAAGTTTCTATTCTTGGAGATTACACAACATCAAATGCCTTTGACCAATATGTTATACAAGAAGGAGAAACACCAGATGATGTTGCTACTTTAGTTTACGGGGATCCAAATCTAAGTTGGTTGATTTTGCTTACAAATAACATTTACAGTGAGGACGAATGGTACTCTGGTGATTCTGCCTTTGCGACTTTATTGGATAAAAAATATGGTGGTGAAGCATATTATATAACAAATCTTCCAGATCTAAAAGAAGGCGATGTCATGGTTAAAGTCCTAACAACCAGTGGACAGACTGTTTCATCTATCGATGAAACAAAGTATAGAATTATATCTGGATTTGATAAAACTTTTAGATCAGTTTGGGGCAAAGGTGGTGCTGGTACTTTTTCAGCGGGAGATACCGTCATGTTTGGTAGAAGAAATACCCAAACTGGTGCAGTAGATATACTTAATTTTGTAAGCAGTTCAGATATAACTTTGAATACTCAACATACAACTGTTAATTTTATAGAAGAAAAGAAAAACAGTCCATACTATTTATTGCAATATACAAATGATGTTGTGGTTCCTCCAAATGTGGTGTTTTCTGGTGGTGAGATACAAAGCACATATGTTCCATCTAATACAATTTTTACAGATCCATTGTCAACTGAAACAAATTTTGCAAATACTTTATTATATTATTATATGACCAATTCGGGTGTTGTTCCTGGAATACAAAAATTTAGTTACTACACCAAAGAATTGAATAAATATCGGGAGAGGCAAATAATTTCAGTAATTAAGAGATATCTACTTCCTGATATTGTCTCTACAATACAAAATCTAGTCAAAACTAAGGAAATAGGAAGAAGGGTTGCTCTTGGATTATAATCATGGATACTCAATTATTTAATAAAATTGCAAATAAATCTGTAGGTGACGCAAGTAAAAATATCTACAAGAGCATACTTGAAAGTAAAATACAGTTATTGTCTATTGAAAAAGTAGACAAAGATGGAAATATAATTAAATTTGATCTAGTTCCATGGACTAAGCAAACTCAATTTAAACAAGGTAATCCTTTCATTCGAATGCAATATGTGGAGTCTATTGAATCTACATTTATGTACGGATCGCTGTACCTTTATGATTATTTAAATTGGGGTGATGAATTTGTTTTGAATGGAACTGAAAAAATTATTCTTGGATGTACTGAAAGTATTACATCTGGTGATTTTGCCGAAAACACAACTAAAGATACACCACAAGTTTGCGTATTGAATGAATTTAAAGTCTTCAGTGTTAAAAAAATAACAGACGATTCCAAAATTGACATTTACATGAATAAGGCAGAACCTTCTTCTATTTGGAAGATAGATTTTACCAGCGAAGATCTAATATTTAAAAACTACAACGAATCATTTTTAGAAGAGTTTCAAGACTTTGTTGGTTATATTGCTGTTGATTCAAATGAACAAACAGATGAAAATTCTCCAAAAGGTCTAGTTAACGAAATATTTACAAAATTTGATATATTAGGTGATATTGAAGCAACAAAAAATGGTGTTTGGTTAAAATACAATAGTTTATCATGGCCCTGGATGAAACAAAGAGGGCAGATGAGGGTTCTGCAATTATTAAACCATCTTACAAATTATGCACAATCAAAAGAAAATCCAAATGCCGTAAATTATTTCTTCTGGAGAGATCGATATGGTTGGAATTTTAAGAGTATTGATAAATTACTCAGAGATCAACCAAAAGCAGTTGACGGATTCTTAGTTACTTTTAAAAATGACAATCCAAATAGAATATACAATATTGAACTTACAAAAGAATTTAGTATACCCCAACTATATGAAACTGGTGTTATTCACACAAATTACTACAGAACAGATCCAAATTACAATGATCCGTATTTAGACTTTATCGATACAAATTATGGGTTTACATTTTCAACAATAATCTATGACTACAATAAAGATTATGATTCTTGGTTACATATCAATCCACAAAAATTGCTTAATGAAACTTTTGAGACTGGTGTAACTAATGATATAGGATTAGTCAAACCTTCCACCAAAACAGATGACATGATTTATGGTTACATGAGTAAACAAGTGCAAAACACTCCGTTTCCTCAGTGGTGGGATCATTTAGGTAAAACTTATTCTGGTCCTTGGAGTGATATAGCATGGCAACCACAATTTGATTTGACTGAGTTGCATATTAAAGAATTCTATACTATTCAAAAGAAAATTCGTGAACCTCTTAAGAAAAAGAGAGATGAATATAATCGCAAGAAAAACATCAAACGAAGGTGGGAAACATATCGATGCACAGTTTGTTGTCATCAAGACGGTGCATTAGGTTCCACAGCAGACATTCAATTGTTTAATAATCCAGGACCAGTAGATGGAGCAACTTATGCTATGTTGTTTGGTCCGACTGGAATGTTTGCTGAATTTAATCAACAATACAAAATTGTTTCTGTTGGATCTTTTACGGATCAACTAAATTATGATTCTGGGTTGACCATGCTGAATGGTCTTACACAATCTTATGATTTAACAAAACCACCATACAATCAATCAATAGGTGATTTTTTTAATCTTTCAGACGATCCAACAAATTATGTAAACGGTGTAATCAATAGAGCAATAAATCAATACCAGATATTAATTGATCGCTTAGACGAAAGAACTGCTGATTTAAATAGTTTTCTTGGTAATGTGAAATCATACAAGCAGACTGCTGATAATATTTTCTTTTCTTCGTTAGTTCCAAAAAACTCAGATTATAAACGACCAATTGATCTTATCCAAGGTTACAAATACGTCGGAGATGCAATACCAGGCGAAACAATACTTGAATGGCCTATTACAGAATATGAATATGGAATGGTTCCATCTACAGCAATACCAAAAGATTTTGGTGTTGGTGTTCCTGTTTTCAGAGATTCATCTCAGCAACAACAAAACAATTCTCCTAGATCAATAACTTTTAGAGCTGGTTCAAATACATGTGGTTGGTGCGTTTCTTGTGATTGTTTTAGAGATCCAATCGGTTCTTTTAGCGGAAGCGGAGAATGTACTGCACAGTGTACTGCTTCTGGTGGCGAATTTGTAACTTCATGTAATTCTGGAGAATTTTTTGTTTCTGCCCCATGCGATTCCACTGGAAATTCTATACTTGAAGCAGCAACAAATCAACAACTTGCTGCTCAACAATTAATTTGTTCTTCAAATCCAGGATGTCAAGCTGGACCACCAACTAAAGTTGCATGTTTACCTGGTCCTGGTGGTATAAATTATTGCACAAATGTGTTTGCAACTGATCCAAATGCTCAATGGGATACATTTGCTGAGTGCTATGCATCTGGTTGTAATGAAATGGGTGAACAATATATTCTTTGTTGTAGACAAGACAACGCTTGTGGATTGTCAACTTTAGACCAGTGTTTGAATGGTGTTAATGGTCGAGTAGTTTCATCATGTTCTGAATGCACTGGAGATCCTGATGGTGGCGGCAACGGTCCTGTGGGACCACCTGGACCTCCAGGCCCTCCAGGTCCACCTGGTCCCCCAGGACCAACTGGTCCAACAGGACCAACAGGGCCTACTGGTCCATCTGGATTGCCAACAGAAGAGGATATCGTAGAATTGGATGTTCCTGTTGAATGTTCAAAGGATAAGGTTGTAAGAGGATACATCCGTCACATTAGTGATGCTGCTGTTTCTGCATATTCTCCAATATATGTTTATGCTGCTCCATATCTCTGGGCAGCACAGGATGCTGTACCTCAAGATTGGTCTTTTTATGATTACGGAACAGATCCAAATTTAATTCCTGGAATAGTTGATAATTCAATAAGAACTACAACTCAAAACTGTATTAATTCTGGTAAATGCTATAACACTACATGTCTAAGTTCAACTGCACTAGAAGCATTAGCAAGAACATGTATTGCTGAATTACAGTTAATTGCAATTGAAAAAGAGTTACTTATTTCTCTAAGAAATACCGTAACTGATCAATATAGATTATTATGGCAGCAATTATATCAAGAATGGTATAACCGAAAAGCATTTTTCCATTCCAAGAAACCAGGTGAAAGTGTATTCAATAATCCAAATACAGAGACTGGTTTAGTTTCTAAAAATTTCTTCAGTCTAGAAAATGTAAAAAAGATTACGCGAAAAGAAATTAGAGGAAGTAGATATGAAATATTATCCAAGTCCAAAGGAATAACTGGAGCATCCGCTGGTGAATGGTTATATAAAATATTTTTTGGAAATAATGAAGGATCAACTGCACATCCATATTATGACCAAAAGTATACACAAACACCATTCATAACATCAAGAGAACCATATTCGTGGTATAGCGTTGAAGATGTAGATTCCACTGATAATCCACAATATGATTTTGATGGAGAAAGAAGAAATTATTCTTCTACTGATATTTTACCAAAACAAGAATATGCTCCAGAGTTTAGAGGATCCGAACATGTAGAAGTTGGCGTAATGCATATACCTTCTACTGATATGGGAAATATTAACAATGTTTTATTAAACTTCAATGGCGGAATCGCCAATGCTGTTTCACAATTTGCACAGGGAGATGTTACACCATCAAATGCTTTATCATTGAAGAACACATTTAATCTTTACGATATCAAACCAGAAAGCAAACCACCAAATATAAAGAAAGAAGAAATAACATCATACTTCAGAATTGAATTTAACAACCCAATCGGTCTGGACAGAATTAAAGAATTCCCTGATGGATTTGTCAGAGATGCAGGAATTGAGTATTTCTTACCTTATATTGTACAATTAACACCAGGTCCATTTGGAAAACAATCAGTAAAATATAATGCAGCAGTCATAGGAATGGATCCATATGGATTCGATGTTGCTGTTAAGAAAATTAAAGATGATATTCCTGCAAATAGAAAACTTGCTGGATTTGATCGCGGAAATTATTATTCTTGGTGGAATCATGACACTGGTTCTTTATTGTCCAAGACTCAATACTTAAGCACAGATTACAATGGAATGGATTTGTGGCCTGAACCTATATTTGAAACAGAATACACTTATTATGCGTTCGACCACACACAAGAAGATATGCACGGTGGAAATTTAGACATGGATTTCCACAATGGTGGAGGATTTAATTTTGAAAACTCTTCTCAAGATTGGATGGAATCTTTATATGATTATGGAATGAGTTCTGGTAAGCAGTTTGATCCTCTCAGAAGAACTTCTTCTATGGGATCATATCTCCTGCCTAATAGTTACAGGAAAATGAAACCACATCGTTCTTGGTGGTCTATTTTTATTCCTAGAAATTTATTCATACCCGTAAGATTCTCCAATATGTTTAAGTCACTAAGAAAGAAAGCAAGAGATTTGTTTGGTGGTAAAGGAATATTTACTGCTAATCCACAATATTGGAAAAATTGGTATGGAACAGAATTCCAAGACTGGATTGCATTGGCAGATAAAAACAATCCAGATTTATCTGGTTTGTTAACCAATACCAGTCTTTCTATCTTTTTACAGGATACCGATGCTGGCACTTGTGTAAATCCAGTAAAAACTGGAACTCTGCCAGCAGGAATCAAAAAATATTTTAACGATTCTTTAATGCATTATTTAAATGGATCTGCTCTTCTTTATAGACCATCTATAGTTGCAGAAGATCTATGGAAGTATGACCTCAGCGGAGAGACTGACTATGGACTAATAACACCACCAGTTGACGCTGAATATGATTTCTTTGATCGTAACTTCTCTATGCAATTTGTTGTTTTTGCCAGAGGAAGTAGATCATGCGAAGAACTTGGTCTAAAATGTGCTAACCCAAACACACCACCTTTAATAAGTTCAGAAGGTTGTGAACCAAACGATCCTTATTGTAACTGCCCAGCACAAGATAAGATGCCTACTGATTCCGAACCAACATATCTTGAACTATATAAACTATATCAAGAATTGTCAGAATGTAAACTCATTGAAGAATATCTTGGAGAAGACTGGTTGGGATGTGAATGGTCGAACCCAGATTCCCCATGCAGTTGCAACTGCCCAGAACAAGGAAAAAATTTCAATAAGTATCTTGAATATAACAGGACTTATGCAACTTTCTGGGAAACTGACCATAAGACACCTTTATTGAGAATAGCACAAATCGGATTGCTATCTGCACAACAAATGACAATTGTTATTGGTCCAAATGACAAAGTTAAAGTTGGATCAATTATTGAAATTTTTGTACCAAACAGCGAATTGGTTATTAAGAATAAATTTAAGAGATTTTCTGGGAAATGGTTAGTATCTTCAATCAGTCACGATTTCTCTACTTTGAGAAACTATTCTCTAACTTTAAGTTTAATTCGAGATTCTATTGATTATGACATAAACGAAAGTGAAGAACCAGTATCGATCTTCACTGTAAATTCATACGATAAAGCAAACTAAATACTAATATGCTAAAATATAATTTTACATACAACGACATTCCTTTTATAATGACCAAAAATCCATTTACTGGGGATCTCAATTTAGTAAAGGATGTTAATGCTATTAAGCAGTCAGTTAAAAACATAATAATGACTATTCGAAAAGAAAAACCATTCAATATACTTTTTGGTGGTAATCCAAGAAACAGTCTGTTTGAAAATTTAACAACAATGACTGAAATTGAATGTAAAAATCTACTTGCGAATGCAATTGACACATTTGAACCAAGAGTTGATTTAAAAGATATTGGCATAGAACAAAGCAAAGTAAATCCAAATAGAATAAATATATTGATTGTCTACACAATTGTTGATATAGGAATAGTTGACAGCATTACAGTATCATTAGAAAGGACAAGATAGTGGCATCTCGTAAACCACCAACAACTCTGGGAAAATTAGAATTCCTTGATATAAAGCAAAGTTTTATAGACTATTTAAGAACTCAAAAAGAGTTTAGTGGTTATGAATTTGAGGGATCTGCGCTCTCAACACTTATTGATGTCTTGTCATACAACACATACTACTATGCTTTATATTCTAATTTAATAACTAGTGAAGCATTTTTAGATTCAGCTCAACGAATTGAATCCTTAATATCTTTAACAAAACCTCTAGGATATACGATTCCATCTAAAACAGCAGCAAAAGCAAAAGTTGCTTTATCTGGGATAGATCCTACTACAACAATTATTCGTAAAAAATCAATATTTTATGGCAAAAATTCAGATGGCACTCAGTTTAGATTTTATAATCTAGAAGATGTCCCTGTTGCAGATTCACAGACAGATTATTTTTTGATATATGAAGGTAAAAACTTTGTTGAAGTTGAAGCAGTTGATTTGATTGATATAGAAAGACAAAGAGTAGTTATTGCTGATGATGATTTTGATTTAGAAACATTAAAAGTCACAGTAACTGATCCAGAGACAGGCGTAGATCAAGAATGGACAAGAATTAAAAGTGTTGGGTATTCCAACACTGTAGAAGAAAAAGTTTACTTTGTTGAAAGAGTCGAAACTGGATTTATAATTTCTTTCGGTCTTCTTAACTCAGTTGGAAAAAACATAACAGAAGATGTGCAATCTATAAAAATTTCTTACATAACCACAAATGGATCATTAGGAAATAACATAGGAATATTTACTTCGCTGTTAGGCACTGTTACTACATTTGATGGTATTCCTAGTTCTAGTGGAAAAGACAATCCATCGCTTGATTCAATTAAATTTTTAGCACCAAAATGGTTTGCTTCACAGGAACGAGCAGTTACTACTAATGATTATAAAGCGTTAGTTGTCGATGCTGGGTTTTTTGGAAATCAATCAGAATTTAACATATATGGTGGAGAAGAAATAGTACCAAGAAGATATGGTAGAGTATTCATAACTTCCCAAAAACAACTAGCAGAAGTAACAGACATGATGAATTTCTTAAAAGAAAGAAGTGTTGTTACTGTACTACCCGAATATGTAAGTTCTGTTCCTATTTCTGTTTTTGTTGATTTTACTTTTAGATTTAATGACAGGGTTGCACGATCAGCAACACAGAAACAACAAATTGCTGATCGAATAAAATCAATATTTAATGAAAGTTTTGCATCAAATAGAACTTATAATTTATATTTTAGCGCAAGTGATTTTATAGATGCTGTAAAACTTGTATTACCACAAGTGGAAATGTCTCCAGATGATTTTGAATTATATGCTGAACAAGAAGTGAATGCAACTTTGACTGATTATGTGTTTAATTTACAAAATGCAATTGCATTAGGCGACGCAGCATCTTTAATATTTACAGATCCTTTTGATTCTAATCAAAGTCAACAACAAGTTGTTTATCTTGTCAAGAACGATACTATTTTTGCTGAAAAACCATTGCAGTTATGGACTTCTGATCTTGTAACACGAGTAAGCGAAAGTGTGGGTAGTGTTGATGTGGCCACAGGCACTATAACAATAAAATCTGGTGTTATGAAACAACCTGTCATATTTACAATACCATTTAAGCAAAAATCAATTAAAATTGGATTGAATAATCTTAGCACGTTCTCAATTAAAAACATAACGATAGCATAAAATGATTCCAACAATATCCACACAAATCTCAGTTGAAGAACAAAAGCAAAAAGTAGGATTTAAACTCACTAGTTTATATTCTAATCTTGAAGCACTCAGTGAGTTGTTCTATGGATCTTGTCAAGTCACAAAAGATATAACAAATCAAATTCCTCTTTGGATAATTTTCGAAAAAGAACAGTTGCAGGAACAAGGGCAAACACCAATTACAATATTTGATTTTTTACAAAAATATTATAATTGGTTATATTGTGATACAGAAGAGGGATCTGGATATCAACTAGGATTAAAATTATTAGATCTAATTGATGTTGAAAAAACAAGAGATGAATATGTTCAAAGATTGGCGTATATCTATGCCAATGGAATAGAACCCCCAGTATTTGTTGAAAATGGCGGTAAAATTGAAACCGAAAGTGTTAGAAATTTTATTCATAATATCAGAAAGAATTTTTATCACAAAAAAACAACAATTGATGGTATAAGATATTTTTTCAGAACTCTATTCAATATACCAGAGGAACAAGTTAAAGTAGAATATCCTAAAAAATATTTACTAAGATTAAATGGCGGAAGATTCAACAACAGCAATTTTTATTTTCCTGGGGGAACAGGTTCATATGAAGTTTTACAAACTTTAAGTGGTAGTTGTTTAAATTTTTCACGATTGCAAGACAGTAACTTTTTTCAAGACTATTCGTATCTACTTAAAGTTGGAATTGCTTCCAGTTATTATCAAGAAACATATAAAAATCTAGCACACCCTGCTGGGTTGAGAGTCATATACGAAAAAACACTTGAAGATTATGTTGGACCAGAAACAGATTATGATTTTTCTCAAATATGTGAAAGAACATATCTACGAAACTATGCTCCCTATGGCATTTCATACGAATACACAACCGTTTTAGGTAATATTAATGGAACTACATATTATGGTCTGGATGTCTGTACAGGGTGTGATGGGTATACAGGATTTACTGGACCAACACATACATTTCCTAATTGGAATAATCCAGGTGTGATTGGGTTTAACTTCAAAAATATCATATTAAGAGATTTCTTTGACATTTGCTATAACGCAAATGAAACAACAAGTCCAAATATTGGTCTTTCTTGCGATAATTGCAGTCCGTCATAATAGAGAGTAATTTCATGAGCACTAAAACAGAAAATGTTAAAACTTTTATCAATCAAACTGGAAAAGAAAATCAGTTATTTTTATTTGTGGGATCTAATAATACAAATTCGACAACAAATGCACCAATAACCGAGTTAGAAACTTGGAAATATTCTGATTTTTCAATAAAGATAGGTAAAGACAATTTAGTACCTGTAGTCAAAAATGTAAAATGGGTTCAAAAAAGAACCTACACCCCATGGAGCGCAAATGTTGAAAACTATGGTAATTTTTACGCATATAATGAATCAAATGGATATGTTTATCTTTGTTTATCAGACAACAGAGAAAATAGAACAGATTTTATAGGCAAAAATGTCTCAAATAACATACCATCGCATGTTTCTGGTGATGTTACTTATCAGGATGGGTTTACTTGGAAAGCACTTTATAAAATAACACCAACAATAGAAAGATTTGTAACAGAACAATGGATTCCTGTTGTAAGTTTTGATGTATTTGATGATTTAGACAAGTCAACCCCATTTGCTCAACTGCAATCGTTTTGTTCACCATCAGCAACTAAAACTGCTGGAACTTGTGCAATTTATTTTAAACAAAATATAAAATATTTATCACATACTGGTTCCTTTGTTGATGGGATCAAAGGAAATCTCTACGAAACATTTAGTATGGAATGTTTTGATTGCTATAACACATTTAAAGATCATCCTAACTTTGTTGTTGATTTTACAACAACAACGCCAAGTTCTACAATTGAAATCAAAGATACTTATGACATAGTAGGAGAACTGATTGATCAAAAGAAAATATCAACAGCATCTCCTTATTATTATCTTTATCAAGTGAACACAAATTCACCAGATGAAGGATATGTAGTTTCTGCCTTTATTAATTTAAACGGAATCGACCAAGATGATCTTGCAATCACAAAAGCAAACCCAGAATTAACAGTATACAGTAATAGCGGTTCTGGAGCATCAATTCGTCTAAAAACTTTTACATCAGCAATAAACAATAAAATATATGTTTATGGCATTGAAGTTGTGTCTAGGGGGTCTGGGTATAAAGATATAACTGTAGAATTAGATTCTGCAAGTTTACTTGGTTCGTTAACTTCAACACAGTTAATGGCGTTAATTGATATAAATCTTGACGAAGTTGATGGTCTTGGGTTTGATCCGATGAAGGTGTTAAATTGTAAACACACAATGGTTGATGTTAGAGTTGATAAACCAACATTAAATTCTTCAAATTTATCAATTCCAAATCATATTAATTTTTACAGTTTAGTACAGAACCCAAAAAATGATACTTCATTTGACACAATTGCTGGTGCTACTGAGAACAAATATCTTTCTACATTGTACCGCACAACAGTTAAATTGTCTGTAACTCCACCATCTGGTGTTGGAGGCAATCCTATACTTCCAACAGTTGATGAAAATGGAGTTATGACTTTAACAAATGGAACTGTGCTCAAAAATATTAATATATCATCTATAATTCCTCCACAAACTGTTGGTGGCAGCGCAAAATTTGAAATAAAAAATGTTGAATATACACAAGCATCAACTCTAGTGGGTGCTAATTTTGTTGTTGATGGTGTTAACTATACTGTAAACGGAATTGACTCACAACCATCGTTAGTTCAGTATTCTGGTAAGGTGCTGTCAGCAAATAAAACAAATGATATTACTATACAAGATGTAGATACTGCATTGATTCGTATAAATATGGTTAAAGGAATGTAAAAATGGCATTGACCCCCCTGAATACAGATAATAATAGTTTTCCTCTGAGTGATTCTCCTTTTTTAAGTAGAGTTTCTACTCATTATAATGATAACAAAAACTACACAATGCTGTCATTTAATCCAGGATTTGCTCTTCAAGCAGCAGAGTTAAACGAAATTCAAGAATTATTTTTCATGAATCTAAATTTAACACAAAGAATGAATGCAAATTGGATAAAGTTAAATACAACCCAAACAACACCATTCAGTGCTCCATTTTGGGAAGGACTAATACCATTAGACCCTTCGTACTTGACAATTAATAGTTATACCTATAATGCAACATCGAATACTGTTAATTTTACATATACACTATCTGCGGGATGGTATCTATATACAGACCCAACAAGTAAATTAAGTTTTTGGGTTTACAATAAAACTGCATTCAGTGCATCAACAAGTGCAATTGGAAGTTCTTTAGTTTACTATGGAACAAAAACAGCAAAAGGTCACATAGGTTGTTGTCAGACAAATGACTCATGTATAAATCAAGATAGCACTTTAAGAGATGGATCTCAACAATCATATCAAGAATTTACATGTGGTGCTTCAAGATTCAAAGTAATAGTAAATACGTCCAGTAGTTCATTTTTAGATTCTTATTTAAATTTAACTGCTGCACCTGTAGATTTTTCACACATCTTTATAGTTGATTTAGTATCTACTGTAAAATCAATAAGATATCCAAATGGATATATTGTACAAGAAATAATATAACGGAGTTATCACTTAAATGGCAATTTCACCACTAACAGGATCTTCAAGTTTTTATGATTGGTATGTGAAAACCAATGATGAAATCATAGCACAATTGAATGCTATGACAATTTATGGTGCTACAAGTGGTGATGGCGTTCGAATGGATGTTAATGGCAGTGGTATATTAACTGGAACTATAGGTGGTACATCTGGAAATATAAAATCTGGATTGACCTTTAGCGGAAAGGTTGACTTCACTGGAGAGGCAGTAGTACCAAATATATCATTTAAGATATATGGAATAACATCTGGATCTTCTGGATATACATTTGGTTCAGTTATAAGAACAAACGGAATAAACGGATATACATTAGCATGTGCAGATAATCCAGACAATGCAGAATCGTTGGCGGTTATCTCTGCGATGAATTCAACATATTCTGTTGCATCTATGCTAGGAAAAATAACTGGCAATTTTAATACTGTTGCTGGTGGAACTCTTTTTTCTGGTTGCATTTACTTTTTAGATCCAACAAATCCAGGAAAAATAACAACAACAGAACCAGTAACAGTTGGACAAGTCTCAAAACCAGTCATAATGGGATTGAGTGGTGATACTGGAATAATACTACAATACAGAGGTAATTACTTAAACGGAACTTCCACTTTAGGTCTTTCGGGAAACAATCGAATTTATGTAATTTTACCTTCCTCATCATCATCAAATGGATTTACACCTGGTGCATTTGTTTCCTACTTACCTAATGTTGGTACAAAAGATGCTTTGTTTGATGCATATCTAGTGGGAACTGGCAGAACTGCTTATGATGGTTGGTTTGTCAGTCAATCGTCATCTTCTACAGTTACATCGCCATTACCATTTGAAGAAGATTTTGTTGTTGGAATGATTGAAACTTCAATGAATTATGGATCAGATAAATTATATCAGGTTGTAACCAGAGGAGCATCTGAAATTGTTCCAACCAGTATTACGCCATCAGTTTATGGTTGGTGGACATTAAATGGAGTTACACTCCCACAACTAACACAATCATCAAACAATATTGAAGAAAATAATCCTTATGAAAGATTATATGTTGGTTATAACTATAACAACACATCATTTGTTGTAGACATAAAACCACAAATAAGAAGTATATCTAGCAATAGATCAACAACAATTTCAACCAGTGCTCAAAATATTTCCACATTCAACAATGAAACATTTAATGGAGATTATAGCATTTGGCAAAGATCAACTGGAAGAGATTCACAGTATACTTCAAATGTTTCAAAAGTATATTTTGCAGATCAATGGGTCAGAAGAACTTCTAGAACTTCATTAGTTTCTCAATATTTACAAAGACAATCATTTAGTAAAACACAAACAACAGTTGAAGGTTCTCCACAATATTATGTTGATGTCAAATGCGTAGTTGATCCATCATCAATATGGTTTGATGGACATCACTCAGTTGGTCACATATTACCAAATATAGAAGCATTGAATAATTCAGATATAACTGTAAGTTTCTACGCAAAGTGTTCACATTCTAACTATTCATTTAATGTTTACCTAGCAAGATACAATGGATCTACACTTGTAAGCAAAACAACAATAGGAACAGTCAATCCAACAACAAGTTGGGACAAGTATGTTATTAATTATACAGTTCCTGCGTTATCTGCTGGATCTTATTCTGATGATTATGTTGAGATTGGATTTGATATAGAACCAACAGTAAAAACTGCATTTGATGCAAGTGTCTCTCTTGGTACAAATCTGTTTATGAGTTTTGCATCTCTATGTGTATATAATGGAACATATCTAAATCCAAAACATCTATTTGATTCCGACGAATCAAAAGCACTAAAAGCAAATAAATATTATTACACAACATACACAGGGTCACAGATAGAAGGTTCAGCAACACTTGCAACAAATGGTGGACCAGCACTCAATGCTCATGATATAACTTATGTTCCAAATTCAAATTATTCTTTAATTAAATTACCAGTTCGAATGCGAAAAACACCAACGATAACAACTTATTCTCCAGTAACTGGTGCTTTAAATGATGCGTTCAATGTTAGTGCTGGATTAGACTTAAGACAAACATCTGGAACTATTGGATATGACAGAAAAACAAGAATTGCTCCCCTAAATTTAACAACAATTAGTTCAACATCAGATGAAACTAATGTTAAATTAACACTAGTAAATGGTATTGTTCCTTATGATGTAGTTAGTTGTCATGTAATAGCAGATGCGTCATATCCACTATAAAGAGGTAAAAAATGCCCAGTTGCAGTAACAGTTCAAATATATCATCAGCAATCAATTCATTAAACATTACACAAGGGTCCGCTGGGTCTAGATTTTTTGTTCAAATTGATAGAGTCATAGGACTTACTGCTGGTGATGTAATTCGTTGGGACGTTCCAACGAATGGTTATACAGCATCAAAAGCAGACACTCCAGAAAATTCAGAAGTATTTGGAGTAATAGAATCATACAATCCAACTACTCAAAAATTTAATGTAGTTATGGGTGGTTCCGTGGATTTATCCGCATCTGCTCTTGCAGTCATTTCATCAAGTCCAACAGGTGGTGGTGGTGGAAATGATATTTATTTTTTAAGTGGTGTAACTGCTGGCAAATTACAAAACTTAGCACCAGATGATGTTACTCATATTATAAAACCAGTGTATCAAGTTGCACCCCATGGCACATACAGTGGAACTATTGTAAATTATTCTGGATATAGACTTGGTGGCGAGGTTCAGGGTGGTCTTGACACAATCAGTGCTTTGTCAAAATTAGGATCAGTTCAACTTGTATTTGAAACCTATGAATATATGCCCCAAGAAGAACAATTGCTGAAAAGTTTTGGATTTGCATATAATGGAACTGGGGTTACTCCCATGTTTACTCTAAATCCAACTACAATTTATGATTGGAAGTTAGAACATATTAGTTTAACAGACCCAACTCTAGTAAGATATGTAGATTTTAAAGATTTTTGTGATCGCGTAATGCCAACAATGAATGGTGGATGGGTTGAAAGAGTAAAAATTGATGCAGGATATAATGTTACAAGAGCAAATGTTCTTGGTAGAGCAGTACAGCAATTAAACCATGCATCATATGATGATTCGATTATAAGTACATCTTGGTATGGTCAAGTTTTAGATTATGATCCAGATACAAGATATTTATTTATTCTAAGACCAGCATTTTTAAGTTCAGAATTAATAACAACAGTCATACCAACTTTAATTGCAGAGACAAACGTATCTTCAAATTCTGGAGCACTTTTAAATATAATGACTGGTGATGTTCAAAGTACAAATTTTGGCACAGTTTTACAAACTGTAAAAATTTCTGAAACAAATACTAGTATTCAATTATTTGGGTTTGTGATTCCTTCTGTTACCTTTACATCAACAGGAACTGGAACCCCAGAAGCATTTTATTTCCAAACCATATATGATCCATTTAATCAAAATGTTTACGAAACTACTGGAGTTTCACCAAAATTATACATGAGAATCAAAAATAGAGGAATAAGTCTTGTTGTTCCAGATAATGTAACAGTAACTGAGTTATCATCAGATACGATTACTCTTGCAACACAAGATTTACAAACAATAATAAACAATTTAACTGCAAGAATATCATGTTTAGAAAACGGTAGTGCCTGCCCATAATGGAAGTAAAAAATGATATACGGAAGTAGTCCACTTTTAGGTGTTAACACTGTTGGTATAACTGGCCCTACTGGACCAATAGGTCCAACAGGACCAGTTGGAAAAAGAGGTCCAACTGGTCCTGGTGCTACTGGATCTACAGGACCGTCTATAACTGGAATGACACTAAACAGTCAGGGAAGAATAGCAAATCGATTTAGTGATAATATAATTTTTACTTCTGTTTCTGGAATAAAAGGCGAAACTGGAAATTATTACATACCAGCAGATGCTGAACCACTTTCGACTCAGTTTAACATTGTTCACGGAGTATCATATTTTGAAGACGACGGCAATGGTGGTTTTCAAAACATAATCAGATTACGCGGATTTACTACGGCATCACCAGATGTTATTAGATTTAGTTTAAATGCACAAAATAATATTAATATTGATTATAGTATTTTTAACTTAGCATATCTGGGAATATCAGGTGGTAGTTCTCCTCAATTAGCATATAATAAACCAGGCGACAAGCAATATGGTTTGACTGGAACAAACTACGACACATCTATAAATTCAGTAAGCGCACAGATTGCAAATTATTCTGAAAAAATTGTTGTGGTAAATCCAACATATAAACCGTTTTCAACTGGTGGTGCTGTTGGGTTCTATTATTGGAATATAGATTGGGAACTTGGAAATATATTCAAGTTAAATTCATGGGCAAACGATCCAGGTGCTGCTGCATTAGATATTACAGCACAACTGCTGAATATTCGTTCTCCTTCAAATGAATCTGTATCAAAAGGGTTGACTATAATTATTCCAAGTGGCATAACATCATCAAATAATTTTACTACACTGTATGCTACAACTGATGATTTATCAATAGAACCAGATATAAATAATTTTGAAGAGGGTGTGTCGTGGCCTATAACTATACCACCATGCTTTACTGAACACATCGATGTGCTTAATCTAATTTCTGCTGGAGATGTATGGTATGCTTCATTTAGTCACTTAGGATACACATCTGGAGTTGCTGGTGATGTAGTTGGTGATGTAAACAAAACGCCAACACTGATAAACATTGAAAATGTTAATTTTGATTGCGCAAGAGGAAATGCAATTACAGGTGTTTGCTGTCCAAGACAATGTGGTGTTACGGGATATGAAACCATAGAAGTTTTATGTGATGGTATTTTTTATATTGGTGTAACACTGGGTGGAACTTGTGATAACATTTGCAATCAACTTGGAGTTTGTTGTTTACAATTATCAGATCCGACAAATCCAATCTATAAAGCACCTGGATTTATTGCTCAATGTGAATGTGCAACGCTGGCAACAAACCAAGGTGCTCTTGATTACATATGGACACTAAAAGATGACAGCATATATTCAGTTGCAGATGTTAATTGCGAAAATGCATTTAACGATCTAGGATCTTGCTGTGACGGTCGTGGAAATTGCATACCAGATATATCAAGAGCAGATTGCATTTCGAGATCAGGATATTACCAAGGTGCTGGACTTGGTTGTGTTTCATCGAATAGTGTAAGACGATGTGTTGATGGAAATGGAGCGTGCTGCACACCATCACAAGAATTGTGTATAAATGGTTATACTGGATCAGAATGTATAGCAAACAATAATTTTTACTTTGGGTATGGAACAAACTGTGTAGACTTTGATTGTACTAAATCTTGTTATCAAACACAAAGTGGTTTAGTTTTAACTCCTGGTTCTGAGTTTGCAGATGGTATTGTGGTTGGTATATTTAATCCAAAGAATTCTATGTGCTATGGCAACACTGCATTCGGTGGAATTCCAACCTCACTACTTTCTGCTGGAAATTTAACAACATCTACTGAAGTGTTTAATTTTTTAACTAATGGCGACGAAAGACAAGCAGAATTTTATAGCACAAAATACAATCAGAGTGGTTATGGATTTAATAGAACTTCCAATCACGCATGTGACAATGATTCTTGGATATTAATTGTTTCAAAGTATCCAGTGCTACTCAATGAAGATAGAACAAATATATTAACAACAGAAATAACCGCAACATCATTAACAAACTTTACATGGAGTCATGGTGGTACTTATTTTGGTAACATAATGACAGACACAGGAGAAATTCCACAAAATAATGAATCTGTACCACCATCTGATGGTGCATTTCCAGGTGACGCTACTCCAGATGAAGGATGGTATACCAGAAAATATTATGAATCTGAATTTATAAATGTTGGAGCAGATGGTCCTCTATATGGACCAATTCCCGCATTCCCAGCATCGTATTTTAAAAATATAGCAATTCCTGATGGGTTTGAACCTGGGGTATTAGGTATAAGTTATGACATGTTAACTGTCAAAGACAGACTTCAAGTTATATACCCAGCACCAATTGATCCAAATGCTGCATCTCCTAATATTATTTTTGATACAACCACATATGTCTCTGGCACTGGTCAATTCACATACAATCAATTAGACACAAATAAAACATCAGCAGATTGTGCAGCTTTGGGTTATGATTGCGATTGGAAACAAATCAAAATTATATTATACAGAGATCCAGCAGATCAAAGCACAGTAACGTCAAATGCTCTAGTTTATTTTAGAGCAAACAAAACTAAATTTGATTATTATGGAAATGTATATTCATTCAACAATTGCTCAAATCAGTTTAATATTAATCCTGTTTGGAGAAGTGGGCATGGTCCATTTAGAGCAAGAACAACTTTAAATGGAAAGTGGAATTCAAACTGGGGTCTATACAACACAATAAGAATGATTTGTGCTGAGAGACATGCATATAATTTAGATTCTGGGTTTGATCCAATTTATTCTCAATTCTATACATTTGGTGCAGGGTTTACGACAAATTACACAGCATGGAATTCTAGTCAACAAAGTTCCAGCGAGGCAATATCTGCATTTAATCAAATAAAACTTTCCCAAACCGTGAACAACCCAGAGATGTCAAATTGGTATATTCCAAGTATTGATGAACTTTCATTCATTGCTGATAAAATTATTAATGAAAATTTAAATGGGGTAATACAAGCAAGAGCTGGTATACCAATAGGAGATTCACGAATTGGAGCATCTGGATTGGTTTGGTCTTCAACTGGAACATTTAATGAAGGAAATACAGCGGAGTATTGGCAACTAAATTCTATAAATGCATCAAATGATGTTTTAACATCCTATCCAGTAAAGCATGGAACTGAAGCATGGGGTCTTAAATTTGTGGATATTGTTAATGATTTAACAAATATCAAAGTAGGAAAATACAATAGATTGTCAAAAGCAGAAGTTCGTCCAGTTAGATTGGTAAGATGTGATGGAAATTATTACACATCAACAAACAATCCAATAAAGTATTGGAGATTCTGGGGAATTCCTTCTTTGAGTATAGATAATATTATTAACGGACCACAATAATTATGAGTTCATCCAGAATTTTTTACCAACCCAAAGGAAGATCAAAACTTGCAGTTGGACCAACAGGTCCAACTGGACCAACAGGTCCAACTGGACCAAATGGTTTCACTGGACCAGGATATACTGGTCCGACAGGTAGTGGTATAACAGGAATTACTGGAAATAACGGAGCATTGTCTACTTCAATTTATTTTTATGGAAATAATTTAACTTTTCCATTTATCAATGTAATAGGAAATGCAGGAACAAGTGCAAATTCATTTCAAACATTTGCAGTCAAATCATCAGGAATTGATAATGAAAATTTATCAATAAGATTAGTAGATTTTGATTATAACGAATTTTTTGCAAATACCTTTGTTGACTTTAGACGAATAAACTTATCATCAAATGCTTTAAGTTTTGTTGGAAGTGTCAATAACAATAACTTTAGCATGTTTGGTGCTACAGTTTCTAATTTATTTCCACTAGGAAACACTGGTGAACTCCTATATTTAATAGGGTCAACAGCAGCAAGAGGTGCAAAAGATACAAAATGGAATCCACAAAGTTCACAAATGTACATAAACTTTGTGACTTTCAAAGAACCCCTTTTTCAAAATAAAAATTATCAAACAGTAAGAGGATCAAGCGGTGGATTTGAGTTTGCTCCCTATTTAAACTACGCACAGCACCCAACTTCATTTATTTTTTATGATTCATATGAAGGTGGATTAACTTTTGGTATTGGTAGTTTTGCAACTAAATTTGATCCAGAATTTGTAGCAAATGAAAATGATGTTTATGAATTAGATCCAAATAATACCACTGTTACAAACATACCAAATAAAATTAATTTGTCTATGTATTTTGGAATGACTGGTGGTTCTCTTGTCAATCAAATTAATTTTATGAGTTTGTCTGGGTATACTGCAAAAGACAAATTTACACCTCAAAACTTTACAAGAGAGAAAATTGGATCTTGCTGTTTTTGTGAAAAAGAAACTAGCGATAAGATGTGTTTAGATTATGTTTCTGAGGAATATTGCAATTCTATATTTGGAAATTTTAGCACAACTGCATGTCTTCAAAGAAATACATCAAGTGATTGTTATTTTGAAGGCACTTGCTGTGTATATGATTCAGAACTCCAAACAACAAAATGCTTAAACACAACAGAAGCAAAATGCAACAAATATGGAGGATTATTTACAGTTGGAAAAGTTTGCAATGTATGGACAAGCGAATCTGACTATTTTGAATGTCCTACTAATTTTTGCACAGGATTTCAGATTGGAAAGTGTTGTGTAAAAGGAAGATGCTATACGCTCAGAGAATATGAATGCAACGAAATACAAAGTGCTTTATTTTTCCCAGGACAAGGTTGTTCTGGTGAATTAACAGATCCTGTTTGTTGTTACGCAAATAATTTTCTAGGAGCATGTTGCAAACCTGGAAATGTTTGCGAAGATGGCGTAAGACCACAAGATTGTACTGGCACATTTATGGGATTTGGGACTGATTGTGCAACTGTAAATTGTTGTGGCAACACATATCAATTGGATTACTTTACAGGCAATGAAGCAGTATCTTGCAAAGCACTAGGACCATCTCAAATAGTAAATTGTTTAAACATTGGAGATAAAATTGGTGGTGGTTATTTTGCTGGATTTATTGGTATGCCAAATCCATGTTCTTTCTATTCAACGCCACAAACTGCTTTTGGTGAACCACTTGAATGTATGATAAGTCCTAGAGGAAATGTAATATCAGATAGAAAATGGAGATGTCAAACTTGCAAAGGCAATGTTGCTGGAACAAATAATGGCGGAATTGAATATTTTGCAAGAACATATCCAGAGACTTTACCAGTTCAATCATTACAATCAAAATGTTTGTTAAAAACAGGTGTTCCTTTTGTACAGCAAGTATATACACTAGATAATATCACATGGCCAGATGCAAGAATGTTTACTGGCAATCCACAATACATTCAAGAGAATGGAACATTTTCTTATAGTTTAGTCGATACTGGTATTGCCGTAGAATACATGGAATCTACTAATAATTTGTACAAATACTTAGCAACTAATGTTTATGGTGCAAATAAAATTCATATAATGTGGGCATTGATTGTTGCACCAGAAGATGTGGAAATAGAAGGAAACAAAAAATTGAGATGGGGAATGTCAGAAGGAAGACATATTCCAGATGCCCAAGGAAACCCTGTTGAAATTTTAATAGAGGAAGTAACAACATATCCAGTTGATGGTTTACTAAACACAAGAATTTATGACAAATCATCAACTCAAAACCCACAAAGATGGTTTAGAGATTTAGATTCTGATGGAATTGATGAAGGGGCATATACTAGATTCTCATTTGGTTCTAGAAAATATTGGAATGCATCTGTGGATAAAACATCAATAACCACTGATATTAATAAATTCAAAACAGAATATACCAAAATATGGGAAGATAATAATCCTTTAGATTCTGCTATTCGTTCTATATCAAATATAAACGATTCAAATCTTTATGGTTATAATGATTGGTATATCCCAAGCATAACTGAACTAAATTATATCTACAATTCTTCTACTGAATTAAATTCAGCAATGTTGATTGATGGGTCAAGACCAATGACACAATCAGAATATTGGAGTTCCACAAGTGTTTGTAGACTAACTTCGTGGGATCCAATAAATCATTTAAATAAAGACTCGTACAGAGTTGAACAATTAAATTCAACATTAGAACCATCACTTGCTATTAAAAGATTAAAAAGCACAGATCAACCTTTCAACCTGACAGAAGATGATGCCTACAAGTTCACAATGTCGGTTTGTAATGGTCAAAAAATGTTAACACAAGTATTCAATACAAACGTTATTGAAAATCAAGGAAAAATGTTAAGTAGAATGAGAAATGAAAAAACCGCATCATTAAGACCTGTCAGAAGAATACCAATACTGGTAACATGTAATGGGTTCTACTATTCTGAAACTATTATGAATGGTTCATACTATAGCGATGAAACAAATAAATGCGCATCATGCATAGATATAATTGAAGGAATGTGTTCATAATATGAGTAGTAGCGCAATCACAAATATTAAAGTAGGTGGTCCAGTTGGTCCTATCGGTCCAGTTGGTTCTATCGGTCCAACTGGTTCAACTGGTCCTACTGGTGTTTCTGGATCAGTTGGAAACAGAGGATTATACTTCTTATCAGCAGAAGCATCTGGAAATAATATCATTGTGGAATTATCAGATGGTACAACTTACGAAATATTTGGTGCATTTAAGGGATCAACATATTTTGATTCTGATGCAGTTAAAGGTCAAAACAAATCAGGATCAGGATTTACTTTATTCAGTCAAGTTGTAGGTGGAACATATTATTTTAGAGGGATAACCGCAACAGGTTCAATATATCTTTCATATACTGGACCTAAAAATGAATACATTTCCATAGACAGTATATACCATAATATTGATGTTCAAGGATCTTTGGATGCATTGTCTTTAATTAATTATGGACTCCTGTATCTTTCAACACCAACTACAGCATCTGGAGTTCCAGTTAAAATATTTCCAAATCAAGGGCAATTAGGTCTTGCTGGTGCTATTAATTTTATAAAAACAACTCTAGAGTCTGGATCATCTGGTGATTATGGATATGCATTAAATACTGGGTCATATACCAAAATAGTCGGTCCAGTAAACAGAGAACAATCTCCAATATATTTAAATCTATCCGAAGCAGGAACATTTGTTGTTGACACTCCAATTGGAATAGCAGGATTTACTGGATTATCTGCTTTTTCATCAAATGAAGTAATTTCATTTACAATTGTATTTGAATCCGAGGATGTTTGGTATTTTCCACAAAATGTATACTTTGAACAGGGAGAAAATTATTTAACTTGTGGAAAAAATATTGTTGGATTTATGTCATATGACGCTGGGCAAACTTGGTTAGCAACAGTCTCACAGAGAGGTCACAATGTAAGAAATCCAGATACACAATGCAAACCAAATTATCTTTACGGTTCATGCTGTTATCAAAATCCAGATGGAACATATGAATGTTCTGATTATATGACAAAAGCACAATGTGATTTTTATTTTGGTGTATTCAATCCACTAAAATCATGCGATGAGACATGCGGAAAAGGAAATGGAATCTGCTGCACTAATGGTAAATGCATCGAAGCAGCATCAGTTGCAGAATGCGATCTTTTTGGTGGTTCTTTTTACATTGGAATAACTTGTGGTACTTATCCAAACGATCCAGCAGGACCAAATTATGGAGAACCAATACAAAATGGAAAATTGTGCTATGATCCATGCCTTGAACCTGTGGTTTGCTGTAAAAATGGAAAATGTTTAGGAGCATATTCTAGAATTCAATGTGAACAAATTTTAGGTGGAGTTGCTATACAAAATCAAACATGCGCAACAGTAAATTGTTGTGATTATACAACAACTGTTGGTGCTTGTTGCGTATGCAATGGAGCAGCACAACCATCATGTTTTGATAATATAACAAAAGAACAATGTGATGCTTTGTCTGGTATTTTTATGGGAGAAAATGAAAAATGTGACCAGATATCATGCAATTGTGTTTGTAATGTTGGTGATGCGCCAAAATTATATGCATGTGTCGATGGCAATTGTGTTGAAAGTGTAACAGGAACATATACAGATCCAAACTGTTTAAACCAATGTACATCGACACAAAGATATTCATGTGTTAATGGTATATGCCAATTAACACAGGGTGGAGAATATGGTGAACCAACATGTGGTGGAAATTGTCAACAATCTCCTCCACCACCAGAGGGAGGATTTCAGTGTGTGTTTGGTTCATGCGTTGCAACTCCTGGTGGATCTTTGCCAGCAGGATGTAATGGATCATGTTTACCTGATATAGATGATCCCAATGAAAATGATGGTGGACCTAATGCAGATCCAGATGGTAATGGAATTGGTGGACCAGGGGGACCAAATGGTCCTGGCGGTCCTGGTGGTCCTGGCGGTCCACCAGCAGACCCCTGTGGTGCAACAGTAAGCGATTCTTGTGGATGTATGACCTATTATTGGTGTGAAGAATTTAGAAATTCTACATCTGGACAAATTCAATTTATTGAACACGAAGTTAGAAGAAAAATTTGCAATTCTGTTGCAAGTATTGAACCAAGAGACATGTGTACAGTAATTGGTGAAGGGTTTGATTGTGGAGGTCAAACAGATCCACTAGTAGATTTTGCAAGATGTTGTTATAAGAGAAGAAATGGTAATGTGTGTGGAAGTGGAAATGCTAATGATTTATGCAACAAAAATTGCGACGATCCAAACATAAATTGGAATTTATGTAATCAATTAACAGATGATGAAATCTTTAATTTTATTGGAATTAAAACAAAATTATGCCGTCAATTTTTAACTGCTTGTACTGGTGCGGACAGAATTAAATTATTAATTTGTTGCAACAATAGTGGATCTGGATGTAGTAACATAAGCCTATGTCAATTCAATGATAATTGTTCTAATTCGTTTAGTCCAGTAAGTTGCAGTGAAGTGCAACGAAATGATCCTTCTTGCAGTTCATTGGGAGATCATCCACCAGGAGATCCAGCTCCTCCCCCATATACTGGTGTTTGGTTACAATATGGTTATTGCGATGCTGAGGCAACTCCACCAAGGTGCAATTTTGTTGCTGCATATGATGCTTGTAGCGCACAGTGTGTTGCAATTCGAGATGCGTGCAGACGATATGAATGCACCAAACTTGGATTAACCGATTGTCCTGGAATATGGGCTTGGGATGGATGTGGGTGTCCATCACCAGGTGCTGGATTTGGTGGTTGTCCAGGTAGCGAACTAAATCCTGCACCTCCAGTACCTCCTTCTCCATTGACTGATGGTTCACTGCCACCAGAAACACCTTCAGTAGCAGAATATGACATAAGTTTAATTAGACCAAAAGATCCCAATATAAAATTAGTTAAAATTAAACTAAATAATGAGGATACATGTATTCCAATTCTATGTGACGATGATTGTAATGGATATACTTTCTGCGAGTAACCGCCTATGTCTGTTCAATTCCGATCAAGAATTAAATCTGTTGTGGACTACTCAAAAGTCTTAAATGGCATTGGGGTTTGCTGCGACAAGGATGGAAATAAATCATTGAAAGCATTTTATGATTGCTTCAATGATGGTGGTAATTATTTTCCTTCCGAATCATTAGACGCAATTGAGTGTCCACCAGCGGATGCAGAAAAAGGATGTTGCTGTGCTTGTTCATTTGTAGAAAATTTAGAACTTTTACCCTATCCTTGGGATTTTACATTAAACACTCCAGCACTAGGAACCACCCCATATTACGAATCTGGTGTAATTTGTAATATTACACGATGCGAATGCGACAGACTAAAAGGAAAATTTACACCATCAGGCGAGTCTGAAGTCATACTGTCATCAGACAACATTGAGCGATATTGCTATAAAGAAGTACCTGAATTTTTCAGTGGGGCATTAATAGATGCCAGATATCCAAGAGCGTGTTGTCATATTAGAAGAGATCCAGACACTGGATACCCAACAGAAGTTGTTTGTGATAATGTTTGCTCTCAGTCAGATTGTGCTGTATTAGGCAATTCACAAAATCCAGCAGTATATAGCGAAAAAGCATCTTGTGGAAATTATCTTTATTTAGACGGTTCAGGACTGAATGGATTAGCACAATGTAATTCATCTCTTAAACTGTCACAGATGGTAAATAAGTCAACAGATTATACAGATGTTGAATATGGTTCTTGTTATGAATTAGAAAAGAACATATCTGGAAACTTAGAATATAATTGCAATATTAAACCAAAATCATTATGTAGCGGTTATTGGGTATTGCCAAAGAATGCAGCAAAATACTGCAATGATGTTTATACACCAAATGATCCAGTAAAAGTAAATAATGTATATGATGTTCAAAAAATGACATCAACTGAATTTAGTTCTTTAAATTTAAATATAGGACAAGAATATCAAGGTGGAATTTATATTGGAACATTTGAACCAGGAACACCAGTAAATCCAAAAGGATCTGCATTATTTGGAAATATTAATTTTGGTGATCCCGTAGTTTTTACTCCAGAAAATGTAGGAATTGGTGGATCTCATAAAAAGTGGGCATTGTTTGTTGATGAAACCCCATATTCAGTTCCTTTCATAGAAGAAGATGAACAAGATGTAAATTACGAAACCTCTTTATGGGATGGGTATTATAATACTTATGGAGATCAAAAAACATTTGGTGGAATAAAAACAAAATTGACCAATAGTATTCGATATAAAAATAGAAATGGATTTATCGATTACTACTTGCCATCTATTCATGAAATATATTTCTATTGGAAATATTTGATTGCTGATAAAAAACCAATTGTCTTTGGAAACTACATAACATCAAGTATTTTTAATACAAAATACATTAACTCACAAACAAACAAATTTAAGATAAATAACAATGGACTGTTTTATGTTGGAAGAATGCTAGAAGACTACAGATACTCTACTGTACTGTCATTGAAAACAAAAACATTATACGCATTATTTTTTAGAAAAATTGTAATTGAGGATTGACAAATAATTAAAGGAATGTAGCATGTCATGTGCGTGTGGAAAACAACAAAAATGTGGTTGTCGTAGGAGTGCACTTATGGAAAATGAAAACATCGAATTTAGAAAAGACGAAATCAAAGAACAAGGCGGATTAAAGAAAAAACTAAGCATGATGCAAAGTTTTGCTTCTGCTATCACATCAAGAGGTTTAAAAAATGAAAAAGTCACTAAACCAATAAAACAATTAAGAGTTTTATCTTGTTTTGGCGATAAAGCACAGGGTGGTGTTCTTCCACCATGCGAACATTTAAAAAATAGCAGAACTCCTGGTAAGCATTTTTGTGGTGGGTGTGGGTGTGGCGATAGGCAGGGAACCTGGTTAGTCGCAGAAGGAGAACAATATTCAAAATTAGATTATCCAAGGTTATCATGTCCATTGCAGATGCCAGGATTTTCAAATTATGAACAATCAAAACCAGACGAATCAGTTAGTCCAATAACTAGAAGATATTATATTGAAAACTATCCATATGATAAATTAGAAAACATTAAAGTAAATACATTCGAACCACCCCCTCTTCCTGTCAAAAAGGAAGAACCAAAACAAGAAAATTGATAAAATAAAATCTCCTTATAAATAATATAAGGAGATTTTTCTATGTCTACAGCACAACCAAATTCAAGACAAACCCTAATAGAGTACGCTCTTCGTTCTCTGGGGCATCCAGTTATACAGATTAACGTAGACTGGCAACAATGCGAAGATCGTCTTGATGAGGCGTTACAATTTTTCTCTGAGTACCATTTTGATGGTGTTCAGAAGTGCTACTTTAAATACCAATTAACACAACAAGACATAGACAATAAGTGCATTTCCATAAACAACATACAATCTCCAATTGGTGGAATAGATAGACCAAATGGCAGTGATATAGTTTCAGTTATTAGATTATTCCGATTTGGATATCTAACTGGAACTGATATGTTTAACATTAAATATCAATTAGCACTTACAGATTACTTTGGCATTAATCGTGGACTCAAAGGAAATACATCTCTTCCTCTTGCTGGTTATGATGCGACAATGCAATACATTACATTGATTGAACAATTTTTTGATCCAGAAAAAGCAATTAGATTTAGTAAAGTATCAGATAAAATTTATATCGACAGCGATATGAAAGAAGCAACTGTTGGTGAATATGTAATTGTAGAAGCATATGCCGTTCTAGATCCAGATGAATATCCAAAAATATATAATGATCGTCTACTCAAACGATATGTGACTGCTCTTGTTAAAAAACAATGGGGAGCAAATATGTCTAAGTATGATGGAGTTCAACTGCCAGGTGGCATTACATTCAAAGGTGCTCAGATATATCAAGAAGCAATGCAAGAATTAGCAATGATCGAAAACGAATTAAGAGCAACACACGAATTGCCCGTTAATTTCATGATGGGATAATACATGGCAGTAAATCCATTCTTTAAAAATTACGTTGGAGAGCAAAGACTACTCAATGATTTGACTATAGAAACAATCAAATCAATGGGTCAAGATTTTATCTATATTCCAAGAGAATATTTTAAAATAGATCAAATTTTTGGAGAAGATCCAAAATCTAGATTTAAAAATGGATATACACTTGAAATGTATATCGTAGAAACATTAAAGTTTGGTGGTAGCAAAGATGTTATGACTAAGTTTGGAATTGCTATTACCAGTAGAGTTACTTTAACATTTTCAAAGACTAGATTTGCAGAAGAGATCACAGCAAAACAAGTTGATGTGACTAGACCAAGAGAAGGCGATTTAATATACATGCCTCTCGCTAACATTCTTTTTGAAATTAATTATGTTAATGATGAGGAACCATTTTATCAGTTTGGTACACTCACAACATATACAGTCACATGCGAACTCTTCACATACTCTCACGAAGAAATTGATACTGGCATTACAGAAATTGATTCAGTATTTGAGGAACGCAGCACTGAATTTGCTACAGTCATTGGTGTAACTGGCAGCAGTCTTTCTGGTGTTACAGCATATAGCGGAGGAGAAACGGTGTATCAAGGAAATGCTTCTGGTTTGCTTATCGAAGCAACAACAAATGCTTCAGGGAAACCAGCAAATCTTTATATTACAAACATTACTGGAACATTTGTTTCTGGTGCTACCTTGTATGGTGCTCAATCAGGAGCTGTCTATACAGCAGCGAGTGTACAAGATACTATTGTAAATATACCACAAGATCCATTCACTAAAGCACCAGCGATGAATAATGATGAGTTACAAAAACAGGCATACACTATTCAATTTTCTACTGACAATCCATTTTCTGAGAACTGCTAATGATATCCATAGAAAACACATACTACAACGAATCTATAAGAAAAATGGTCACTGCTTTTGGTGCATTATTTAATTCAATATATTTGATTCGTAAAGAAAATAACACAATTACAGAAAAAATAAGAGTCCCACTAACATACGGACCAAAAGAAAAATTTATATACAAATTAACTTCTGAAAGTAATATCACAGACGAAACACACGTTCAGATCACACTACCAATCATTGGGTTTGACATGACAAGCATACTCTATGACACAAATAGAAAAATTAACAGACTCACTAGAAAGATTGTTGATGGTAGATCATCGTATTCTGAAGTTCCATATAATATTAACTTTGGAGTTTATGTGTTTACTCGTAATATAGATGATAATCTACAAATAGTAGAACAAATTCTTCCATACTTTGCTCCAGAATTTATGGTAACAATTTCTATGGATGAAATATATCCAGCAGTTGATATTCCAATTGTCCTCAACAGCGTTGCTATGAATGAAGAATATGAAGGAACATTTGAAACCCGAAGAGCAGTTACAAGTATGTTCGATTTTACCATGAAAGGGTATGTGTACAATAAGTTCTGTGAACCAACCAAAGGTATTATTAAAAATGCTGATCTATCGCTTGGAATTACAGGAGAAGCAGAAAGAACACATATTGATTATATTAGTGATTTTGGCGAACCAGTATATATTAATATAGAAGAGGTATAATATGAGTGATGATAAATTGTCAGAATTTTTAGATATTGAACCAACATTAAAAGAAGAACAAAAAGAAATAATACCTCAAGAAGTAAAATCAATAAAAAGACAAAAGAAAGAACTTGTCAGTCAAGATTTTAACGAAGCAAGAAAAAATATGAAAAACTTGATCTCGACTGGTTTTGATGCTATCGATGGAATGATGAAAGTTGCAGAAGCAAGTGATTCCCCAAGAGCATACGAAGTCGTTTCAATTTTGTTAAAAACAATGACAGAAATGAATACAGGTCTTATAGAACTTCATGAGAAAGCAAATAAAGCAGAACCACAAGCATCTAAAAATATAAACAATACAACAAATAATTCAATATTTGTTGGATCTACTAAAGATTTGCAAAATTTAATCAATCAATCTAGAAGTCAGTTAAAAGTTGTAAATAATGAAGAGTTGACAAATGACGAAACATAAAGATGGTTATCTAGGCAATCCAAATCTTAAACCTGTTGGTGTGCAGCAACAGTTCACACCGAAACAAGTACAAGAATACATAAAGTGCTCAAATGATCCAATATATTTTATTCAAAATTACGTCAAGATTGTTTCAGTTGATAAGGGACTTGTTCCTTTTGACATGTATGATTATCAACAAAATCTCATCAACACTCTTCACAGTAATAGATTCGTTATTGGCAAACTCCCCAGACAGACTGGCAAAACTACTACTGTTGGCAGTTATCTTTTACATTATCTTCTTTTTAATCAGAATGTAAACATTGCAATACTTGCAAACAAACAAGCAACTGCTATAGAAATTCTTAGTAGAATTAAAATGGCATTTGAATATTTACCTAAATGGTTGCAACAGGGCGTTGTTGAGTGGAATAAGGGATCTATTGTTCTTGAAAATGGATCCAGAATATTAGCAGCAGCGACATCTTCCTCTGCTATTCGTGGTGGATCTTTTAATATTATTCTTCTTGATGAGTTTGCACACATCCCTATTCAAATTGCTGAAGACTTTTTCTCCTCGGTTTACCCAACAATTACTTCTGGTCAATCCACTAAAATGTTTATCATTTCAACCCCAAATGGGTTAAATATGTTTTACTATTACTGGAAGGGTGCAGTAAATAAACAAAATGGTTATATTCCTGTAGAAGTACATTGGAGTCAGGTTCCAAAATATCCAGGTGGTCCACTTAGAGATGATAAGTGGAAAACCGAAATGATTAGTAAAACTTCAGAAAAACAATTCCAAAGCGAATTTGAATGTGACTTTGTTGGTTCTTCTAATACATTAATATCATCTCAAAAATTACACACTATGGTTTTTAGTAAACCACTGCTAAGAACAAAAGAAGGTCTTACGATACACGAAGAACCCATAAGAGAAGATGATGAGAAAAAAACACAAGACCATATTTATTTTATAACTGTAGACACAGCAAGAGGACAAGGAAAAGATTACAGTTCTTTTGTTGTAATTGATGTTACACAGTTTCCATATAAAGTAGTTGCTCAATATAAAAATAATACGGTTTCTCCGTTACTCTACCCCTCAATAATAAAAACTGTTGCTAAAAAATATAATAATGCATATGTGATGATTGAGATTAATGACATTGGTTCTCAGGTAGCAGACATATTGCACACTGATTTAGAATACGAGTTTGTAGTCAAAACTAGTTTTCTTGGAAGAAAAGGACAAACAATTACTGAAGGGTTTGGTGGAGCAAAACAAAACCATTTAGGAATTAAAACATCAGTAGCAACAAAAAAGGTTGGTTGTGCCGTCCTTAAAAATTTAATTGAAGAAGATAAATTATTGATTGAAGATTTTGATATAATTAATGAATTGACTACATTTGTTGCTAAGAAAAACAGTTATGAAGCAGATGATGGACACAATGATGATTTGGTTACATGTCTAACTATTTTTGCTTGGTGTACTCGTCAAGATTTTTTTAGAAATTTAACAGACATGGATATTCGGTTAGCAATGTATCAAAAAGAAATAGACAAGATAGAGGATGATCTTCTGCCTTTTGGATATTATGACGACGGAATACAAGAAATTACAGTAAAAGACGAAGATGACTGGACAGGTGACGGCGAAGATCGTTGGTTAATTACAGAGAAAAAAGATATGAAAAATTGGTTTAAGATAAATACTTTTAGAAAAATTTATGATGACGGTGGCATTCTTTAAATGGTTGCAGTGAAAAATATTAATTTACTATATATCTTAAGGTAAACATTTAAAGGAGAGACTAATGGCAAGACCTAATGTTACATTTAAACTTAATGACCAATCGTTAGTAGGACCACAATCAGAATCAATTTCAGATGCCAAGATGATTGGCGCAATGCTTTCTGTTGATCAGCACAGCATAGCACTATCCCGTGAAGGCGAAACAGCGGAAGGCGTAATGCTTGTCCCAAATATTAATGATTTATATGCTCGTTTATCAGCAATGATTACAAATTTTGCTGGTGGAGCAACATATATGGCAGGAATAACATTATACAGTGTTGGTTCTTGTGCATCATCATATCTTGATGGAACTTACACTGGAACTGCATTTGAAGGAGTATTTACCAAAGATGTAAATGTGAATGGTAAAACTTATACATATGGTCCATACACTGGTGGACGTACAGCATTCCGTCAAGAATTCTGGGCAATGAATAACTTCTTACAATACGGTGCACCACTTTATGTTGGATTTGGTGGAGTTACAAATGCAGCAATTCACGGAGCTTCTGGTTTTGAAGCAATTGCAGACTTTACTCTCTTTGACGTTATATTCCAAGGAATTTCATCCGATGCAGGACAACAAAATGTTATTAAAGTAGTAGAAGCAAAGAAAGCACAAGATCTTCCAGTATTTGGTGTTCTATACGTTCCTTCAACACAATTTGGTACTGAAGTTATAACTTCTTCAGGAATTACAACATTCCCAGGTTCAACATTTGATGATTTCCATTATGCAACAGTATTTGGTGAAAAAGTTCATCTTGGTCCAAATAATTCTACAGATACACTTGTAACTACTATACTTACACCAGATGTCGCTGGTTGCATTGCAAGAACTGATAAACTTTACTTCCCATGGTATTCGCCAGCAGGACTTAAGAGAGGCAGAATTCTTAATGTAACTAAACTAGCAAGAAACCTCAAGGCTGGAGAGCAAGATGCTCTCTATGATAAAGGAATTAATCCAGTAGTTACTTTCCCAGGAGAAGGAACCTTCCTCTTTGGAGACAGAACTCTCAAGGGAACTACTTCTACACTTTCTAGAATTAACGTTGGTCGTCTGTTCATCAATCTTAAGAAGACCCTTGGTACTGTTGCTCGTAACACACTGTTCGAAGTTAACAATGCTGGCACAAGAGCAACATTTGTTGCTCAGTGTGATAAGATTCTAAGCAGAATAGTCTCACAAAACGGTCTTTCCGAATATAAGATTGTATGCGATGAGTCTAACAATCCAATAAGCGTAGTTGAGGCAAACCAATTCTTTGCTGAAGTTCTAATTAAACCACTAACTTCGATTAATTATATCACAATTACACTTACCAACGTTGATCTAGAAACTAATATAAACGGCTGAAGGGATCCTTTTATACCTGGTACAAATATACCAGCAAGACCAACAGCAGAAAATAATTTTTCTTCAATCACAAATCAGATAGGTTAAATAAATAAAGAGAGGTAAAAATGGCATTTCAACCCCCACAAAGACAATCAACTTTAGGTCCAATTGGATATTCAAATACTGTAACTAGTTTCAGAGA